CTACTGGAAAAGGAAAAGCAATTGTTGGTAAAGAGAATAGTGGATTTGGTATTTGGGTTATTGTTGACCACGGAAATGGTTTGCAAACTTGGTATGGCCATATGTCACAACACGCAATAGAAAATGGCCAAGATGTTGATGCAGGAACAATAATTGGATATGTTGGATCTACCGGAATATCAACCGGACCACACCTACATTATCAAATTATGAAGGATGGTAAATCTATTGATCCTGTGAATAACAATCCAAGTGAATTAAAAAATTACACATTTACCAAATATGGACTTCTAGATGTAACGCCAGATACAGCTAGAGAAATTATTATACCTCCAACACCATCAGAACAAAGATTAGGGAGAACACCATCAAGAGTTATGTCTGAAGGTGCCATAGATGACGAAAATTCTGTTCAATTAGCTCAAAAAATAGGAATTTCAAAAGGACAATGGGAAATTTTTAGAGAATCAATTGCATCAATAGAATCTGGTGGAAAGTATGATATATCCGGAGGAGCAGGAAACCACTATGATGGGAGATATCAATTAGGTAAAGCGGCTAAAACAGATGCAGCTAGAGCTGCTGGTGTACCTGATCCTGGCCATGACGCAGCATCAAGAGAAGCTTTTAGAAAAAATCCTAAGTTACAAGAGTTGTTATTTGCAGGAATGACAGTCGCTAATGATTCATACTTAAAAAATCTTTCTCCAATTTACAGAAATGCTGATATCACTAAAAAAATGGAAATATTAGCGTATGCTCATAATCAAGGTGCAGGTGGAGCTGCTAAATGGTTACAAAGTGGAATTGCTGGTAGAGATGCATTTGGTACAGCAGGAACCAAATATTCTACATTAGTGGCCGCTAACTTAAAAACTGTACCGACGATGCAACAACCTTTAACTTTAGCAGCTGCTGACCTCTCTAATCAATTATCTTTGTCCAGAAATGCAGGTCCTCAGTCTTTACCAATAAGAAATAATGTTCCTAGTGGAAATATGATACCAACATCATCACCTAATGTATTTCCATTTTTATTTGCTGCAACTGTAAACAATTCTGGATTTACCAGATAAAAACCCCGCCGAAGCGGGGTAAACTTTACTGTGATGAAAAGTTTAGTTTTTGTCTGCTAGTGATGTAAAGTAATCCAATTCATCGTCAGCTTCAGCAGCAATCTTTTTATCAATTACTTCCAAATCTTCTTCTTTGAATGTGTCTAACACAGCAGTTTCTGCCTTAGTCTTAGGCATAGCAACACCTTCAAAACCCAAAACTTTATCGAGGCGAGCCTTGAGTTGGTCATAAGGTTTGAATTGTGATTTCTCTGTGAATTCTTTGAGGGAGAATTCTTTCTTCCAGAGTGCTTCTAGTTTGTCATCATCACCATCAAACAACGCAGACTTATCGGAAAACTCCGATTTGTCATAGTTACGATAACCTTCAACATTACGAATCTTCAATTTGAAGTTAGCACCTTCCCACATATCGAATGGGTTAACTGGTGTCTCATCAGCGAATTCTGGATTCATCGCTTCTGAAATCTTATCGAAAATCTTTTTACCAAACTTATAGAGTTTGATTTGACCTTCATTTTCTGGATTGCTTGGGTCAGAAAGAACCAAAATGTTTGCAATATAGGTCAACTTGCGTTTTTGTTTACGGGCAATATCTTTGTTTGCTTCGATGCCAGAATTCCAAAGAGTATTGTTGTGTTCACAAACAGGACACTTATCGTTTAGTGTTGTCAAGCAGTTATCAATAAACCAACCGCCTGGTCCCTGAAAACCGTGACTGAATGTACGAACCCAAGGAAGAGCATCGTCACCATCGACTGCTGGTGCTGGTAGAAAACGAATAACGGCCATGCCGTTGCCTGATTTATCTACTGATGGTTGCCAAAAGCGGGTGTCATCTTTTGAACCGGCTTCTGAAGAACCGGATTGAGTATCGTTGATTGCTTTGGTTAGTTTGTCCAAAGAACTACGATTACGTTTGAGATTTGCGAAATCTACCATTTTATTACCTCGTATATTAAATGTATGTTAATGTATTTTTCTTGTCCACATGATGCATAATATAATTATATTTATACTTCTTCCAAGTGGGTGGATTACAACTCATAATATAACCTTCTTCAAAATCAACTTGTATTTTACATCATCGAATAACAGAAATGAGGCATACTTTGTTAACTTCATTTCATAGTCAGGCCATCGGATAGTATCCGAAATCTTTCTGTTCCACATCGGCAAGAAATTCAGAATCTTGTTTAAGACGATTAGTGTTTCAGGAGATATCTCTTTACGCAAAGCTTTAGTTAAGAGTATTGGATAGTCTCCATTCGTCACCAAAACATCGTTTGGATTCGTATAGTCTGCAAACAAGTCCCTACATTCATTTTCAAAGGTGTAAGACATAGATTGTATAACCTTCTGTCTTTGCCTGTAAATTATATCACATTCTTCACTTAGTAGAGTACCTGCCCAAACTTTGCTATCTTCCAAAAGATTGGCTACAAGAAAATTTATGTAATCATCTTTTATTGGATGCTTGCGTGACAGTTTGTAAAAGTGGAACTTATCTTTACGGTTTTCAAATGCAACAACGCTGATGTTACTTTTCCCATTGTATTTGAAATAATCATAAGATTTTTGGGTAAAATGTAACTTCAAAGCATTGTAAATAGAGAATGCTTCATAACCCGTCATATTGGTAATCTTGGACTTTTATTCTTTAGTAAATTAAATTCAATTGCATTACACTCGATTTTACCTTTGAGATTAGCATTAATCAATGTTGATGCTACTTCAATTTCCAATCCAGTTCGTTTGCAATATTCGACAATAGCTTCGATGTAATTGAAATCGGTATCAGCGACCAACTTTTCAATCTCTCTAGCAAATTTTGTCATTTCATCTTTAGTTGGCATTTTCTTTTTTGTATCCTTTCTTTCGACATTCTTCCATAACCTTAACAGGCACATCAGGATGCCAGCCAGCAATTAACTTGCGACAATCGTATTTGATTGGGCCTTCTTTTATCAATTTGTAATGATAATAGATTCCGTAACCAAATGCAATTATCGCAAGGGCAAATAAAACATCACTTAACAATTGTTTCATAAAGATTTTCGAATTGCTCGTGTGTAGCAACTTCTTCATCAAAGTTTTGTTTGTGATAAACCTTAACAAGTTTACTTACAAGGCGCTTCGGTAACTGCAAGTCTTTTGCAATAGCATCTACCGATTCTTTGATGTAATCTTTCTCGCCTTCCATTCGTGTCATTGCACCAGAACATTCTTTTAGAACATCCAACAATTTCTTTTGGTCTGCTGGATTAGAAATCTGGTTAACACTCAATTGTACTACAGCCATAATATAACTCCTGTTTAACGATAAAAAATATGACGCCCTATTTGTGCTGTCTTTTCCCTATTCCATCGTGGGTTGACATAATCAGCATGGAAAAACAACGCACCTTTAGTAACATCTTCCAAAGTGTGATGCTTGTAATAGAATGTCATTGCGTATTCAAGTATCTCATTATATAACTCATGTGCAGGTGTTGTCAAGTGTTTTCTGGTTGCAACCCATGAAAACTGATAAATTTTGCCTGTCTTTTGGTATACAACATCGCAAATATTTGAAGGAAACAATCCTGAATTTACACGATTCATTGTTACCATTGCAACAGCTAACCAACCTAGTTTAGGTTCTCCGCCCGATTCGTAATAAATGTTTTTAGCCAAGCAATCAATTTGTTTCTGGTCGTGTTTGTCCAAATTTGCATATTGTGGTTGTGCTTTGGTTAAATGCTCGTTCTTGTATTGTTTAGGTAATGGTAAAGTTTCTGTAATAATTACACTCCGAGATGAAACAGGAAATGCAGCTACAGTATTGTTTACTGTTGGTGTGAAACCTAAAAATAAAATTAACATAAAACATGATGTTATCACAGAAGCAATTGTGCGTTTGTGTAGCATAGTTTTCTCCTTGTTAAATGACGCATACGAAGCCGCCAAGTGTCCATCGAGAATTTTTTACTGCGTGGGATTAGAAGAAGTGAGGCATTGGGACCTGTCGAGGTGGATGCCTATTGAATAATTCTGATGGATTTTGAGGACCAGATAAACTGGTCTCCTATTTAGTCCCAAAGGCCTTCAAAATACTTTCCGAATAATCGAAAGCCGTTTTCCTTTCGTTGTTGCCATGCTTTTAAACCATCCCAATCCACGTTGGTTCTACTTACATACTCACCGTTTCTGTTCCAAGGAAAATTGTCTTTATAATTTTCCGGGTGGTTAAAAAATTGACCTTCAGCATCATCATCAAGTTTCTGTTCAAAAGCCCAGATAATTTCATTAAGTACCCATTCCCATCTGGTATGAATATCTACATGAACATATTTCTGTTCTTCTTTATAGAAATCAAAAGTCAGTTGCTCAGACCATTCTTCGGTATTTGTATACCGCATTTTTTCTGGAACATCTTCAAGGTCGACTAATGGCGAACCGTGTTTAGTATCACGGAGTTGTTTCAACATTGGCAAGACAATTTCTGCTAATGTATTATCCATTGACCAAGTGTCCCATTTATCAATCTTTACATAATTGATTTTTGGATGAATTGTGTCTAGGACTTTTTGGAGTGCCTCACAGATTGGAACTAATCTATTTGACCACTTATCAATCAATGGTTCATCATAATCAATCTCACGCCAGAAAAATACTTTCTCTAGTATGGTGTAAGGACTCAACCAATGATACCGATACTTATTGATATAAACTTTCATAATATAATCCTCAAAATTATCAAATTAATGCAAACTTAAATGTTTGCTTTTACTAAATAATATGAAACAGGAGAAAAACCATGCAATATTTTTTATATATTTGGTACGATAAAACAAGAAAAATGTTCTATATTGGTATGCATGAGGGTGAAATAACCGATGGATATATTTCATCTTCTCGTTGGTTCAATGGAGAATACCAATATAGACCTAATAATTTCAAGCGTAAAATAATCAAAGTCTTTAATGATAGGAAGAGTGCAAGAAAAGAAGAAGCACGATTTCTTCGTATGATTAACGAATCTGAATTTGGCAAAAAATACTACAACTTAAAAAACGGTAGACCGGCCGGGTCGGAGCCTTGGAATAAAGGTAAGAAAAATATATATTCACAAGAAACTTTACAAAAAATGTCTGCTGCTAAAGTCGGTAAACCTTCAAATAATCAATATACTAAAGTGAGTTGATTCTGTTGCTAAGTTCAACTCACAAAACTCCGGATGCCTAATTAGGCAGCCATGCGATAACTTTCGTCATTTGCATTTATTGGTTTTTTACTTTTAACGACTATCTGTGTCGAGTTGTCCATGCCGATACTCTTTGCCCAATCGAAACCTGTTCTGCCCCATCAGAAGCATACTACGGGACTTTCACCCTTGCTACCAGAACGGTTCGGTAGTATGCTTTTGGTGGAGCAGGGCGGAATCGAACCGCCGTCTTGAACATTTTTCTCTTTACTTCTGTCCTGATTACTCAGGGTTTACAACAATTCTTTTATAGTTACCAGTGATGTATAACATTAGCGATAATGAAACAGCAAGTAACAACGTGAACTACAACCCAAAAAGTTTTTAGTATCAACGCAATTCTTGCTTCTCTAAGACTCAAAATCGGAACATCAGGTCTGTCCTCATCTGTTTCACCCATCAAATGACCGGTAGTCCTAGCCCAAATACGCTCCAAACTATTCATTATTATATATCACTTCAATGCTTTTGTCAAGGGAGAATTGGATAATAGTTGTAACAATTGTGTCTTGTACATATACTTTTGCCTAACAAAAATCTGTGGATTGCCTTCTTCAACAGCAATAGCAACAACCAAAGTTTCAATCCTTTTGTTGGTCAATTCTTCGAACATTTCGGCATAAGCAGTGCATTGTAAAAAGTAATTTAAGATATTTTCTTCCAACTTTTCTTTTGTCGATGTTTTAAAATCGATAATAGACAGTCGGTTATTCCAATATGCTATACAGTCTACACGACCAGCAATCTTCAATCTATCTGAATAAAGTGGTTGTTCAATAGAATATATTTTGCCGATATTACTATCCAATTCAGGACGCAATTGCAGAAACAATTGTTTAATATTTGGTATCATGCTGCGAATTTTTAAATCACTCATTTCATTGAGCAAATACTTTTCGCAAGCCAAATGCAAGGCTTCACCTCTGCGTGAGGCACGACCAGATATTTTATTGGCTTCTTCCTCACCAACACGAGCTCGCCACGCATCAATCGCATCCTTGTTCATAGAACCAAGGACTGTTGTTACAGAAGGATAAGCTTTACCTGAAGGTGTGTAATATAAACGACCAGATTCGGTGGTTTTAGCCTCTAATTCAAAATCTAATTCAGGTAATTTCTCATAAACAAAAGTCATTTATTATTCAGTCTCTTTGTAATCCTATCAACGTGTTTCTTCACAATCTCAGAGGTTCTCGCCTCTTTAATTGTTTTTCTTCCATACCTTTCACCAACGGTACTGTTTGGATGTGCCTCAGCTACTTTAGAAAGAACTTCTCTCCATCCGTCACCAGCTTTTTGGTCATTAGTTCCACCTGCCGAAGAAACAATAGCAGGTGCGGTCATCACAGTTTCAATATGTGGATTGTCTCTGAGGAATTCATCACGCTCTGAAATCTTCATAAACGATTCGAATACTTCATTAGTTTCAGTATCAATAAATCTATAAGTTGGCATTAAACCACTCCGGAATATTACGACTATTCACTTTGCCTTTCCATGAAGCAAGGTGTTGCTTATTACTTATGTAATAATTGCGATACGATGCCAAAGAATTGCCTGAAATTTTTACATCTTCAGGCATAGCGGGAGTTGGTTCAGTAAACTCACCGATTGGAATATTATTCGGTGAGATACCTAACGCATCAACCAAACCAGTTTGTTGACACTTGTGGATTTTATCATAACGATAGGTGTATTCTGAACATAAAGCATACAATAACGAATGTAACCACAAATAGTTTTCTAAATTGATGCGACACCAAACAGCCGAGGGGTGGTTGATATGAGTAGCAGAATACAACACACCCTCACGGATATCTGGAAGAACATATCGAATTTGTTTTCTACCAGTTTTCGATGCACCAACAGTTTGTACACCATCAAGCACACGATGAGCAGTAGAAAGAAGCTGACAATATTCGAGTATCATTTTAATACAATGCTTGTCATTGTGCATTTCGGCACAAATCTTTGGATCATTGTGTAAGTAAAATATATTCACTTCGATTTAACCCATACATGAATAACTTCCGTCAATCCCTTATGACCATAAGAGTATTTGTTTATATCTGCTGGCAAAAAAAGACTGACGAATTTTTTCCATAAAGATTTGATAAAATTGCACATTTTGAATCCTAATATTGTTAAACCGATGCTTCAATTTTTGTTATAACCATTTCTTCAGATTTTGGCAATTCGGTTGCTTTCAATTCATCCAATTTGGAAACAGGTTTAACAGAAGGAGTATAAGGGTCAAGTACTCCAGCACGCTTCATATATTCTTTCAGTTCATCAACGTTGATAAGTTGATAGCCTGCCACTTTGCGACCGTCTTTAACGACTTTGATAATGCCATTAGCATTGGTCTTGATGTGCCACATATAAGTGGAGATTCGGTACATATAGATTTCATGTCCGAGTAGAGTGTCGATTTCATCTTTGGTTACGGGCTTGCCTGAAATCATCACGGTCAACAATTTCTGAAAAGGCTTCAGTTTAACTTTTTTTGCAGTAGCGGTTTTCGCCATAATATAAAACTCCAATTATCAATTTAAGGAACAACCATCATAACACAAACCTGCCTGAAAGTCAAGCAGTTTTTCGGCAATCATATGTAATACACGCTAAAACGATTGGCGAATTCTTTTAGGCAATCTTGCATTCTTGTATTGTGTGGGCGAAAATCCAAAAGAGAGGTTCGTGGGCCACGATACCGAATGCGGAATTTATTGCCTTGCTTTCTCAACAAAGCTTTCACTTCGTCAAGGTATTCAATAGGAATATTTTTGTACTTTGCTTGCTCTTTATGTCCAATGTAATAAGAGGACATAGCGTTGTTTACAAATGGTTTTAAATTCATTATGCAGCCTTTTTCAACATAATTGTAGGATATTTGACAAAACCGGTTGTATCTTTTTTGGCTTTGCCTTTTGCATATAGACCAACAACAACGCCTTTTGGATCCAGAAAACGGAGGTCTGATTCATCGCCGTTAAATACCGGTAAACCATTGTAGGTTTCTGGCATTGGTTCTGTTTTCTTTATACCGAAAACCGTAGCGATATTGTAACCTTCGTTAATAGCACGAATTACATCCAAATCGTTACCGTCAGCAGCAGAAAATGTAAGCGAATAGTTGGAAATATTTTTCACTTTACGACCAAGAATCTTGGTATAATCATAAAATTGGATTTGTGGGAATAACTCGAAAATGTTATTGTATTCCACACCATCATAGGTGAAATACTGTTTTTCCCATACGATATCAGAAGTGCCGTTCAAACGGAAAACAGGAATCAAATTCATTTTAGCGGATTGTTTAATAGCTAAAATAATATCTTTAACCAAATCGACCATAAATTCTTGGCGATTTTCAAAAAGGTATCGTGTTTTGCGTTTTCGAGCTTCTTGAATTACATTGGTCGATTCGCCTTTTTTGAACATACCGCCACGACCGGCCATATTCAAGCAAGCGGCTTTGCAACCTTCAGTAGCTTTCACACAAGTATTATATCCAGAAACTAAAGCTGGAGAAAGGTGCAAAATGTAAGTATTGTAGCCTTGCGATAAACCCTTCAAAATTTTAGGGTTGCCAGTAGAAAGTAATTTCATAATAACCTCATCAACTCAACATAATCCATTATACACGAACCAAGGCAGGAGTCAAGCAGTATTTGGCAGGTGTTGTAAAAAAACAACTATCTCCGCATCGAGGCCTGGTCTCGTGCCTCTTCATCAGTAAAGACGGGAACTGCATTGGACTTGTGGAGAGTACCTATCCCTTTCATTTTAGAACCTGTATATGTCAATCCCTGTACAGGCTTCGTGGCTACGCCTCCAGACGATCCTAGAGACGGATAATTGGGTGTCGCACGACCGACAGGTACTAAGGACAAATTAGGTCGTTTAGTATATACTAAAGACTTTTTAGACTTGGTAAAGTTAGTTTTAATACTATTAATTTCTTTAAGCCAGTCATTATATTCTGCCATTTCTTTTTTGGTTTTATTTTTAATATATTTTTTGGGTGATTTTGTGCTAGTATAAATCATAATGAATCCTTTACAGCTTCAACGTGTTTACATTTACCACGATAACCGAAACCAATGCAAGTGCATGAAAAATAACGGTTATCCGTCACTTCTACAGTATAATCTCTATCGTTGGAATTTACATTAAATAATTGAACATTTTTAGGAATAATACGATTTGTATTATCCTGTTTCTCTTCTTTTATTAATTTTGATAATCCATCATGTTGGATTTTGATAAACTTCCGTCTGGCTTTGTCAAAAGCCATTGGCGTTTTTAATTGATTAATAATATCATCGCCTTCTTTAATATAGGCGATTAACTTGCCGGCTTTATTAAGCAAGTAAATATTATTAGGAACTTTATATTCGCAGTTCCAAGCGGTGATTTCTTGTATAATTTCCATGCTACCATTATACACTAATGATAGTGGATGTCAACCCTCTTGTTGTATTAAAACAACACTACCCTTGGAGTAGTTGACTTCTCTGGTCTTGCTCTCGCATATCTTCCTCAAATGCCTGAAGCTTCAAACGATTCAATTCACGCTTCATCGATTCGAGGTCGCCAATATTTTCAGAAATTTTCTGTTCTAGGCTGGCAATCCTGAGCTCAATATCTTTAACTAACATCTTTTTCCTCATCTTTTAACATACGATAAGTTGCCTTATCTTTGTGTTTTTTACGAAACTGTTTAAGTGTTTCTTTGTCTACATTCTTTTTAAATTTAGACTTTTGGGTTTTTTCGACCTTAGAACCGCCGACTATCATGTTTACTAACCTAGTTAAGAATATGGTCTGCAATATTTAATTCAATCAATTCCTGTGGTGTAAAGTATGCATCACTTGGACCAAGGAGTTTTGATTTAATAATACGGGTTTCCAGACCAGTTGCGACCCGTAAAATATTCATCATTCGTTCGTTACAATACTCTGCTTCTTTCATTGCTGCTTTGATATCATGGTATTTGCTTTCCATGTAATCTGAAAACTGATGACACATAGCACCGGTGTTTGGTGAAATGTATCTCTGTCCTTTTGCACCACAAGCAAAAATCAAAAATGCAGCTGACATGATTGAACCAGTCGCAACAGTTACAATTGGATACTTACTGGTTCGCATAATATCAATCAAAGCAAAAGCTTGATACAATTCGCCACCCATGGAATTGATATACAATTTTAACTGTTTATCTTTCTCATAGTCACACATATTTTCATACATGATCCATTGGATAGCTTTTCTGATGTTTTCTTCTTCGATATCACCAGACAAATAGTGCGTACTGTTCTGTAAAAACTTTAGCTGAATCTTATCATCAGCTGGCAATGGCAAAAAATCATCCTTCGAAAAACTATTCTTCATTATATTCCTATCAATTTGAATTATTTAGATTTTTGTGATTTGCCATCAGGTTAAGATTGTGATGCCGGGTCCAATTTTGACCAGACTTCTATCTTGTTTCCATGGAAAACTACCATCATATTTCTGACTATTAATTTCATTGCCTTTATCAAAGAACTCTTGTGTTACCGAATTTGGATTTCCGTCTAAGCGATAACACATTGTATGAGCATTAGTACAAGCAAAATTTGAAAAATTTGATTTTAAATGGTGAAAGAATTGTCTATCTGCACCCCATTGGCCATACCATGCATGGCCGATTCTAACCGCAACATCTCGCTTAATAGCAAATGATGAGGTGTCAATATGAAACACATTATCATTGAAGTAAACTGGCCATTTGCCTAGTGATTCACAATTATCATCACACAAGAAATTACCATCTTTATCGTAGATTTTACGGAGAGAGTATGCCCAATCATGGCCTTGTTGGATTTTAGTAACTAATTTTTCCACATGGCATGGTTCAAACCAGTTATCTTCATCCAGATAACAGATAACATCGGCGTTAACAAGAAAGGAACAGGCAGCAAATACTCGATGCCCATA